ACATACTTATCCTTTGAGTTAGTTCTCACTTTCTCAATAATAGTTTCAGTATATTCAAAACATTGTTCAACAGTCTCAGCTGCTACATAAAGTAATTTGGTTGTATCTACTCCAATGGCTTCTAAGAATTCTCTACTTACGGCGTTCTCCGTGTCAATCAATACAGCGATACCACCTAACTTTTGTGTTTCGGCAAGTAAGTGAGCTGATACTAATGATTTACCACTTTGTTCTAATCCCGTAATTTCGGTAATTCTACCAACAGGCAAACCTCCATAAGGTCTATTAGAGATTGCCACATCCAACATTGATGCTCCGGTTGATACCCAACCTTCTACGTTTGTAGGGGAGTCATTGTTGTCCAAAAAGAATGCTACCTTTTGGTCTTTTGCTTGTTTGTTAAGGGACTCAGCGAGTACTTCCGCCAAGTCTATTTCCTTAGTTGCTTTCGCCATATGTTAACTTATTTTATTAATTGAAAAGGTCATCAAACGCCGCCGCTACATCATCTAATTTCTTAGAAGGTGTTGCTGCTGGTTTAGATGGAGTTGTGTCAAATGGGGCTTCCTCGTCATCGTTACTAGCCGTTGATGAAAGGGTTTCAGCTGATGCTGATTTTTCATCTTCAGAAGTTCCAGATGGATTTAACCAACCTTCTAATACATTTTTCAATTCTGCATAAGTTAATTCTGAATAAAGTTCAGTAATTTCTTTCTGATTTGTTAAGTACTTATCCGTATCTTCTTTAGATGCTGCTAAAGGTGTTTCTTTAGGTTTAACACGGATTGTTGTTACAGGGTAAGATGTACCACTGTCTTCAGCTGATACCACTTCAACAGTAATATCTCTACCTTCATTTGGGTCAGTAATATCACCATAATCAGGGTCTGCCATATAACCAAGAATTTCTTGATATACAGTTTTACCAAAGCCCCAGAATTTTACACCTTCACCTTCTTCACCTCTTACCAATACTGGTACGAATGTTCTAAGTTTCGGCTCCATTTTCTTAGCAGCTTTCCAATCTTCCTTATCGCCCATTCTTTTAAGTTTGTCAGCAAACTCAACAATTGGGTCAGGTCTACCGAATGACATCGGAGATAGATAAGTTTTGTTGTTTACATTGTAGTGAAAGTACAATTCAATGAAAGGATTCTCTTTGTTGAATTTGTAAGGGACCAAACGAATAGTGTGTTTGCCCGGTGCTGGTTTCCAAAGTTCTACAGTTGTTCTTTGGGTGTTTTGCAGTTTGTTAAGTCTGCTCTTAATTGCGTCTAAGTTAATAGCCATGTCTTTTAAGTTTTAAGAGTTTAAGTTTTAAAACATACGTTTTAAGGTTGGATTATAGTGTCTTTCCTACACTTCCGTTACACATATAAATATAATGGAAACACAAATATACGAAGAATACCTGATATTTCCAAATCTTTTTTTGATACATTTCTATGATAAAACGATGTAACAAATATACAATAAATTTGTGACAATACCAAATAAAAAATACTCTATCGTAAAGCGATATATATTTTTTTGTAATCTATACAACATAGGGAGAGTATCCCTACTGTCCAACTAATTGTGGGTGTTAATAAGTTAGAACCACCCACACTCAAATAAAAAATCACACCACATATTGTAGAAGTGAGTATTAATTGCCAGTTTTTCATCTTAGTTTATAACTATATAGTGTACCACAATCATCATCATCTAAGTCATCCTCCACCACTTGGATACCACTACCTATAAGGTCTTGTAACTTTTGGAGATTTACTCTCCTCCAATATCCAAACCGAAGGTACACATCGTTTGAGCCTCCACACACTTGGGATAGGTCAAACTCACCAAATTCAGACCGAATTAGAACTAAAGTGTCTGCGTCTATTCTCATATTAAAGGGGTTTTAATTATTTAACAATTTCAATCATTGAAAGTGGAACAGTATAAGAACCGAACCCACCACTCAACACTTTTAGGGAAGCTTTGGTACGATTTACTTTTTCAACTCGGAGTTGTTTGCCCATCAATTTAGGGTGGTTCACTTTAACATTCATTCCAACACGTAACTCCTGCTTTTTTTCGTAAGCAACCATAGCTCGTTTGGAGTTCATTACTTCTACTACTAATGAGTTAAGGTTTCGTAACTCATCAAGGGTCATGTTGTTTAATTGGGAATAGTTCATATTTTTAGGGGTTATCTCTTATTACTCTATAAATGTACGAAAAAGATTTCATATATCCTAGTGTTTGTAAAAATATTTTTTAATCTACTGGATAAAATTTTATACTCAGTATTACATTATCGGGCTTTGAAGCCAATAGGGATTCTATATAATCATTAGCTCTCTTTCGAGCACCAAAGTGTCCAAACTCCATCACATCGTAATATGCTAAGGTCACTTTGTAGATGTGGGTAGGAAACTTACTACTACCATAATGCACCCTATGTTCAATGTTACTACGTTTTACATTGGGTAGCTTCATTAGAGAAGTGATTCGGTTAGAGGAAGCGTTGGCGGTGAAGAAATCAAAATCGTTCATATTAAAGGGGTTTAGTGGTTGAACTCTTATTACTCTATAAACATACGGAAAAGATTCCATATATCCTAGTCTTTTGTGAATTATTTTTTTAAATAGGTATTCACATATTCGGTCTGAGTCATTGTTTTTTCAGTACCATTCGGAAATAGTACCCGAACTATCATTTCTCCATTTGATAGGTAACGGGCAGTGATTTGGGGAGTCATCATATGTTATAGTCTAATGTATAATTCAGTAAATTCAATTCGGTTAGTGATATGTGTAGGTAATCCCATCTGCTTGGCCATCTCTAACATTTCGCTATAAAAGTACCCATCCCATATACCACACAACATATTGTATAGAGGGGTATGCCAACTTTCATCTCTAGCGATGTGATAATCTTCCACCATTCGGATGGTAGTGGAGTGAAAATCCATCATTTTTTCGGAGAACAATTCGTGGCGGTTAAATCTTACAGTATTCATATCGTTATCGTTTTATTACATAGTAAACATACGAAGAAAGCCCGATATAAACAAGCGTTTATGAGAATAATTTGTGACAACTTGTGTCAAAATAAAAAAGGGAGAATTTTTAGTTTCTCCCTTTTAGTTATTTTTTAATCATTGATTTTAGTTTCGTTGATTGTTCTCTCATATATGGTTTATCATCAAATACGGATTGTATCATATCTGCTTCTTTATGAAAACCATTCATTCTTAAAGTGAATGCTATACCATCCGCTGCTTCAACTCCATTCCATCCGGATGCCTGTGATACCTTTCTTCCAAACTCATGTGTACCATCTTCTCCACCCCAATATTCAGAACTATCTACTCCGTTAGTTCTAATATCTGCCATTTTCTCTTTATACTTAGGGTCATCCATTGATGGGTAGTTTACTCTTTTAGCCCATTCAGGTTTTCCTTCAATTTTTGATACCAATTCCCTTGCTTCATCGTGGAAGTTTGCATCAGTTAGTGCTTCAACTGCTGCTTGATACATTGCTTTTTGATATCCATCTTTACCCAACTTTTGTGGAGTAATTCCAAATTCTTCTGCTTTTTTCTTAGCTTCTTTGTTTACAGTAGGATTGCCTTTTCTAGCTTCTTTTGGTTTAGAAGTGGGTACTTCTGCATTTCCCTCACCTTGTGAATACTTTGCTATTATATCTTTTGCATATTTGTTACCAGGATTACCACTAACGGCTGTCATAAAATCCATTGGTTTTAGCTTTTTGGAGTTTAATGCATCTGATACTTTTGAAAGGTTTACACCATTCTCATCTGCCCAACCAGCTACTGCAGTTGCTCTTAAACCAGTGCTTGCTGCGATTGATTTAACAGTTTCCATACCATCCGATTTAGGTTCTCCACCTCTATCTTTTGCATAATCTCCACCAAACATACTATTTGGTTTTGTAGCTCCTTTAGATGCACCACCCTTTTCAGCTTTAGGGTCTTCGTGAGAACCTGCTTTGATTGCCGCTTGATACGCATCTTTTGATTTGAAGTGTACTAATTTTCCAGTTTCTTTACTTCTTGCTTTAAAATCCTCAGCTTCAAATAATCCTTTTAATTTAATATTTGCCATTTTATGTTATTATATTCTATAAATATACGAAATGTTTTTAATTTACTTAACCCTTATGCTAATAAATGATAGTATTCTTTGAAATGTTTAATTCTATCTGCTAATCCAATTGTACCACCATTTACTCTTTTAGTAATTGATGTTACAGTAGTATCAGTTGCACCACCATCCGCTAATTTATTCAATCCGTTTTTAGACCAGAACCAAGCTGCTGATAATAATGCATATTTAGATGATACTACATCAGGATTTGATGCTATATCTTCACCAATTGCTTTACCAAATTGAGTATAGTTATCTCTACCCGTCAATTGAATATATCCTCTACCTCTAAATTTGTAGCCATCTCCACTTGCTTCCGAACCATTAGCCATACGATTTGCATATACTTTGTTTGCAATCTTTTGTGGGTTTCTAGCATATGGAGTTGCTGCTGCTTCAGTTGGGAAATATTTCTTAAAGATACCCGCTAAACCTTTAGCCGAATAGTTTAAGTTTTCTTGTGTTACTCTGAATCCACCGCTTTCATGTCCACATTGTGCTAAAAAGTGTGCTAATCTCAACGGTGTATTGATTTCAAACTTAGCTGCTGTATCAGGAATCATTTGGATTACTCCATCAGGAATATGTCCTCTCAGTTTATCCAATTTCAGTCCACCTACCGATACTATTGTTTGTACAGTTGGAGTGGGAATGGGTGCACCTTGCCCCATAATTTTAGCCCAAGTAGTATCACCTACAATGCCATCCGGAGTTAGTCCGTTTTTTGTTTGAAATGCTTTTACAGCTTCTTCGGTTTTAGGTCCAAAGTTAGTTACAGCTGGTTCAATACCCAACTTTTGTTGCATTAACTTAACATTTTCGTTGTTATCGCCTTTTTTTAATAACATAATAAAAATTATTTAGGTTGTTCTTCCGTAACTTCTTTGTTTCCTTCTCCGAAATCAATTACTTCAAAAACTCTTGTCTGAATTTTTTTAGTTCCTTCGGCGTTTGTTAATATGATTGAATTCTTAAACTTCTGCCAATTAATGACAAACGAATTATCTAACACTCCACCATTCTCCTCTTTAACCAATTCGTTAAGAGCATTAATAGTGTATAGTGAATTAGATTCCTTCTTTCTATGTATTAATATTGTATTTTCCAATGGAGTATCCGGTTGGAAAGCTGTATCTATATTGTATGTAATAAACAACTCATCCAAATTAGACTTGTTTTGTAAAATATAAATGTAATTATACACTATATGATACGTTTCTCTAATTTGTTGTAGAGTATTTTGTAACTCTCCTTTTGTTGTAAATGTACAAAGTAACTGTGTCTTCATCCTCTTTTCGTTTAATTAACTATAAATATTAAAAATCAAAAGGAAGGATAATTTTAACAATTATAATTACATACGTTTTTCTTCATTGTGGAATCTACCAGCACCAGGATTACTACTTCTACCATCTAAACTAAATCCAACATTAAATTCAGGTTTTGGATATGCTAATATAGTTACACCATTTGATGAATTAATACTTATTTTACGTTTTCTAGCTAATTCAGCACCACCCGTATCACCTTTTTGTGATAAAACACTATCATTGCTAAAATCCTGAACATCTACATTATGATTATATGCTTCATGTGATAAGAATGTATAATAATAATAATTTTCTAATCTCATTCGTATCTTAGCCATAGTAGCTTCATCAACCGGCAATCCTTTTTCTTTTCTCTTTTGAATTAAAGTATTTACGGCTTCAGTAATAGATTGGTGTGCCGCACCGCAGGTATTACCCTTTGGTAATGGTTTTGGACAGTTTTTAGGGTCTGTCAATCGATTTTCTATATTTTTTATAAATGTATCGGATACTCCCAAATTCTTAGCCTTATCAAGAATATCTTTTCTATATTGTTTATGATGAGCTTGGTGTTGCTTCATATCCGCTTCAAGTGGTAAATCATATATAGCAGAATGTGATTCTGATATTTCAATTACCGCTTGTTTCTTTTTACCATCTTTATCATTTTTATATGTAGATTTGTTACATTTAGATGTTAATGCACTTGCACCACCTACGCCTTTTTTAACACTTCTACCATCCAATGTTACAACTTTTCTTTCATTATTACCATCCGAAATTGTAATCACATCTACGGTTTCCAATGTTGTACTTTGTGGTAATAACGCACATTTACCATTTTGAGTACCTTTACCACCATCGTGCATTTCAACAATAGCTGTATAAACTTCTGCAAAATTTGCCCATGCTTCTTTTAATGAAGGGTCTCCCTCGTGGTTGGCAATATCGGAAAATATACCCTGATATTCCGTGAACCATTCTTCTGGGTTTTTGTTAGGGTCTTTTTTTGAAAAATCACTCAATTTTTGAATAAGTGCTAAAGTTTGTTCGTCTGCTATATAATATTTATCTGCCAAACCTTTTAATCTGTTTGCCATACCATCGATAGCCTGTTGAATAACGATTACTCTATTTTTAGGATTATCTGGAATTACACCATTATCCATATCAATGAAGTCCATATCTCCTGCCTCAATCTTAGATGCATATTCATTAAGATTTCGATTATTTCTCATTCTAAGTTCTCTTTCTTCTTTGGATATACCCTTTTCATTAGTATCCTGTTTTTGTATAACTAGTCCTCCAATTGTTACACTGCTTACTTTATTATTACTATCTTTTTGAACACTTGCTATATTTTCTCCTTTCTTTGTTTTAAGTATTTTTGTTTTTCCATTCTCATCAACAAACGTTTGATTTGCAGTTGATTTTTTTCCACCAAATGTAGTTGCAGATATTTGAACCAATCCTGCGTTTTCCATAAATTTTCTAAATTCGGAAAATACAACGTTAGCCGCCCCTTTACCACCAGTTTCTTCTTTTACTCTTTTCTTAAAATTATTTGGTTCAAGTGCTATATAATATTTCGAAGTATCAGGATTTGCCTCAGTTGGTTCGGCAACTCTTATCCATCTCGCTGCAAGTTTCTTTTCGGCTGCATTAAGTTTTTCTCCGTTAAAAACTTTTTGCATAATAACATTAACTTTTCCTAATTCATCCGCATGTGGATTTTGTTTGTTTTTAGATTCTTTTTCAAAATAATTTAATATATTTTGCTGTGAACGATTTACTTTACTTTTTTGGTCAGCAACTTTACCTTTATCAGGTATAGAATTCATCAAATCTTCCAAAGAACCTCCTTTCTTACCTTTTGGCTCTTTATCTTTTTCAATTTTATTTAAAACATCCTTTTCTTTACTCACTCTAGCTTGTAAATCTTTATCAGTCGCAACAGTTTGGGGTGGTGTTGTTGGTTTTGATGTGGGTTTTTGATTTTTATTTTTTTCCGCCTTTTCTTTTGACGATAAGGCTTTCATACCACCATCAACTGTTTTGTGGGTAATTTCACCACCCGCTTTTTTGGAATAATATCCACCACCCATATGATAATAACCAGGATATTTTTTAGATTCACCTTCTTTAGCTTCTAACTTAATTTCAGAAATTATTTCCTTTATCAATGATTCTATTTTCATTTCCTGTGTATTCTTATTTTGTTTCTTTTCATTATATGAATCAACCATCTGCTCCATCATTTCAGGGGTAATTTCCATTTCCTCAATTCCTTTGGAAACCATTTCGGCAAATTTAATCATATTTGCATCCGTTTCAGCCTCACCACTAGCATCAGCAAATACGGCTGCTTTACCAACTCCCTTTAAAAGGGTCTCACCAATAACGTGAGGTATAAACTCTATTGCTACGTGTTTTCCAAATGCAGCAACACCATGTGATAACCCACCAAATGCAGCGCCGAATACAGCAGTAGTTACTACTTTAAACATAACTGATTTAAATGCCTTACTTTCTTTTTCAGATATTTCCTCTCCTTTAAAGAATTTACCAACTGCAATTCCAGCTTCTTTAAATTCTTCAACCTCATGTTTAAATCCTTTCTTAACTGCTTTCCAAGCTCCAGCTGCTTTATCTCTTAAGGCCTGTCCTAAACTTCTACGTTCTTTTGAACCAGGTGCTCCTTCATTTCTATCAAAGAATGCTTTTTCCTTTTCAGTCCATTTTGATATTTTTTGTCTTATCTTATCAGTAAGTTTTGGAGCCGATGTTGGTGCATTTGGCGGTGGCGGTGGCGGAGGTGGCGGAACTGCTCCTGCTTTTTTAGTTCCAGGAGGAGGTGGCGGTGGAGGAGGCGGAACTGCTCCTGCTTTCTTTCCAATCGGAGGAGCTGCATTTCTTGGTGCATCTCCAGGAGAAGGTTTCTTATCCCAAGATGATGGTCCTTTTGCCCAATCAGGTACTTCCATTGGCTCATCACCCCAAGCACTCTTATTTTTAACCGCATCATCATCCCAACCTTTTGGAGCATTTTTTATCCATTCAGGTTCTTCATATCCATCCCAACCACTTTTATCTCCTGCTTTCTTTACCTCTGGTGGTGCGATAACCGGTGGTTTAGTTCCTGCCGATTTATTGGCTGCCGCTGCATCTGCCGTTGCTTTTTCTTGATTTTTTGGGTCAATTGTTACTAATTTTACAGTCTTTCCTTTAGAAGTTTTTTTAGTTACGGCTGCTTCAAACAATAAATGAGAAAAATTAATATTGCCTTCAATTAGTACCTTTTCAACTACACTTTCACTTGCCATATATTGAGCAGGTCCATTGGGTTTATCTGAATAATACCCACCACCTACACTATATACAACGCCACCATCTTCTTCCGATGGTTTTTCTGGTTTAGGTAATTTTTCATTTGGTGTTGATTTTGATGTTTCCTTTCCCTTTCTGGTCATTTTATCCACCAAATCAACATGACTTTCACCCGCAATAGTAATAGGTATTTTGCCTTGTGCCGTTAATTCTTTATTTTTTTCAATTAGATTTTCATCTCTTATATCATTAAATGCAACTTGAATATCATTTATCTTTGTTGGTTTATCACCATTATCTTCTGGAAATGATAATCTATAAAGAGTATCTTTATCCTGTTCGGTTGGTTCATCCCAATTTTCTATTGGTGGGAATCCAGCCTCTTTTGCCGCATCATTTAAGAAAGTTTTACCTTCATCATCTAAGAAATCATTTGGTGACATTGTATCAGTACCTTCTCCCTGCCCAATCATACTAGCCCAGTTACCAGCTTTAACTTGAGAATCATTAAATCCGGTTTTTTCTTTTTGCTTTTGGTATAATTTAGATTGGTCATTATGAACATCCATTTCATCACCATCCCAAGTATCAACACCAGCACCCATTTCTTTGAACTTTGGAGCTGCGTAATCCATTTCATCGTTGAATTCTAATTCACCACTATCACCAGTTGCACCACCTTCACCTACGAATACAATATCTTTCCATCTTTCTTTTGGTATCTTAGATTTAACATCATCTAATATATCATCAACCATTGCGGTGTTTCCATGCTTTGTTCCATATACAAATCCACCACCTTCCATTTCCATTGTTTGGATATTTTCACCAGATGATTTTCCTTTGAATTGCTGTGCTTTAGATTCAGGATCATCATTGGCAGGTTCTCTTTTTGTTGGTTCTGATGGTCCTTCTTTATTTGCATCTGCTTTTTTAGCTGCTACACCTTGCTCTTCTGCAAATTTGTTACACATTGGAATAGCATCTTTAATATCCTGGTCTATTACCTGAACCTTCATTGGTATTTGTTTATCAGGATTTTTTGCATTATACGCCGCAATTGCTGCCCATCTATGATGGCCATCAATTACAAATCCATCTCTACTTACATAAATCGGTGCGGTGATTGAAGGGTGTTCTGGATTTTCTTCCAAAGCTCCCATCATACCAACTACTTTAGCACCTACTAATTCACTTTGGGTTGCTTTTAATTTATCAGATGGAACTTCAGTTTGAACAACTTTAATTCCTTTTTCTTCCAACATTTTTTTAAACAATGGTTCGGTATCAACTTCGCCATTTTTATCAACTGCCATTTCAGCAGCGGGAGTACCAGGTTGTGGTTTGCCTTTAAATTGTGGCATTTCCTCTCTTGGTATTCCTAAATTATCATCACAATACAAGTTAGTACCAGGTACAGTTACATCACATAAGTTAATGTTTGGTGCTTTTTCACCCTTTGCTTTTGCATCCGCAACCATCTGTTGTACCTTACTAATATCGGTATTAAATTGTTCCAAATCATTAGGTTCAATACCATCCGGTATATCACTATCTCCATTAAATGTTTCGGGGTCAGCTTGTGGCATTTCCTTTGCAACATCTTTACTATCTATCGGAGCAAACTCATCTTCTTTCTTAGGTTCTTGCTCTTTCTCGGCCTGTTTATCGGCTTCTGCATCTTTTGCTATTTGTGCGTTAGCATCTTTCTCTCTATCCATTCTAGCTCCCATTGCAGGGTCTGATTTTGGGTCAAACATTACAGCTGCAGCTTTTGCTGGGTCTTCTTTTGGAGCTTCTCCACCTCCCTCTTTACCTTTCTCATCTTCCGGTTTTTTCGGCTGTCCTTCTCCACCCAAATCTTTATTCATCGCATCTCTTTCTGGACTTCCCTCCGGTGGTAATAATTTTTCTGCAGCAACTCTACCAGGAGAATCTTTCGGTAGTCTTAAAAGATTACCAACGATACCATCTTTTGCATTTCCGTCTTTATCTTTATATGATACTTTTTTACTTAATATTGGATTAGAGAATGCTTTATCCGCTTCTACTACATGTTTTTCAGGTGTTTTTCCTTTTTCCATTAGTAAATTTTCTACCAATGTATTCTTAATATGAGATAACCCCATTTCTGAAAGTACATTACTCAATTCCTTTAGGTGGATTGGGTTCTTTGGGTTTGGCATTCCATCATTACAACGGTAAGCCCATTCAGAAAGTATTTCGTTTATTAATTCAGATAAATTCATATTCATTAAAATTTGTGGTCTTCTTCTTCGCATATCATTTCTAACTCATCCCAATGAAATTTTGGTTTTTGATTTAGAAATACAAAACATTTCCATTTGTTACTTTTTTCAAAATAGATATGTTTTTGTAAATATGATGGTATTGCCGCTCCAGTTGGAACTCTTTTTACAGGTGTATCAAAGAATGTTTTTATTAAAACAGTGATTGGTTCGGTATCATCCCATTTACGGATTTGTTCTTCTAACAATCTCCATTCACCTCTATTAAGATATTGGTCTTGCATTATACAATTTAAGTATGAGAATGTTTGTTTTAGGTTTACCATATTATCAGAAAATGATGCAGCTGGTGCACCATGTCCTTTATCGTATATATTTTTAGCGTAATCATCCGCATCCGATGTTTTGATATTTGGCTCTTTGTAAAAATCCATTGCTCCTCTATTCACATTTGTAGGCCTGTTTGTTGAACGATATTTAATCACTAAAGGCTGTTCTAATGATTGTGAATAAAGAACTTCAAATACTTCGTTTTTAATTCTAACATCTTGTCCAAACGAAATTAAAGAAACAAGTAGGAAACCTATAAGGGTACTGATTTTTTTCATATTATAGCACTATTTTTGTATATACTATAAATATGTTATTTAGAGGTTTCCGTAAGTTTTTCCCCAACTCGCTTTGATAGGATATCCATCTTCCTCAATTATATTCTTCAATCCCATAATCAAACTCTTATCCACATCAGTAGGTACATCAAAAAGAAACGAGTCATAAGTGTACAATTCTAAACTAATCCCACTTCCCTTAATATAATCCAATATGGTTTTCATTTTACCCACATTTATTTCAGTTTCATATGCTTGAAGTAGATAGTTAAATACTTTTTGTGGGTTGGATTGTTCTACCCAACTTAATGGTATATGGCGGTTTGGAGTTTGAATATAACCCCTTTCCACACTTTCCTTCCAAAACCTATCAATAAAATCAGCAACCTTATCAAAGTATGGAATTTGTCGAAACTCATCATCGATTCCACCATAGAGAAGGCGGAACGTTACACCTTTACCTTCGGCAACATCACACCCATATTGTTCGGCTAACCATTGGTGAACATTAGTTTGTGGTAAGGGAAAATCAATCAACTTACCAATAAGACGTGGGTGATACGAATCGTAATCCATTTGTAAGAATATCCCATCCGCTATTAGGGTATCTCTACTTCCATCCGATTTATTGAGGGCTGCATAGTTTACACCACCATGTCTATTGGATGGTCTACCCGTTATCGTAAATGGATTGTATTCGGTGTACACTAAATTATCGGAGGAAAGATGTTTGTGAGCTTGTGGCCATCTATCAATAAATTTTTCCCTATCGACCCGAATTCCGAATTGTTCAATATCTGAAAGGATTGGTAAGAAGATATCATTATACCAATTATAAGTTTTAGTTTTTTGACTATGATGTTTTAGGAATTCATTATCAACGGCTTCACACAATTTAAGAATAGGAATGGATTGAATGATATTTTCTTTGTAACCTTTGTGTAATAAGGGAGCTACTAAATGTTGTATTGGTTGAGAATAATCTATCGTTTCTCCGGTTTTAAGAAAATGTGCAGTATCAATATCATTCAATCCATTCCTTAAATTAGAGAATGATTGTAGTAGCTTCTTTTTTTGAAAAACCCATTTATCTCCGTTTGTATTCAACACCCCTTCTATTTGTGATTTAGAGAGGGCTGTGGTATCGGTATGTTGATGTGGTAGAATGTACCTATCGGTAAGGGTTCGTATCAGGATAAAGGATATATGGGTGTTTCGTGGGTGCTTATCATTATCCACCCACATAGGATACCAAAGAGATACTTCGGTTTCCAATTTTATCTTTAATTCTCCCAACTCACCAATATTTTCTATCACTCGTATCATTCTTATTTACAGCTTTTGCTTTTTCTAATGTTGATTGTTTTTTTACCAATTTGGCTTCTTTTTGTTGAGCTTTTAATTTCTTTTCATAGTGAGGTGGGTATTTATTTTCAACTGAAATTGGTCCATTTGGAAATTTATCTAAATCATATTTCCAAATTGATTCAACCCCATCATCATCTTTATAGACATGTTGGAATTTTCTAGGTTTATCATTTGGTTTTTCCGGCCATCTACCCATAAAAACAATTTATACAAATATACGAAAAAATCCCCAAATTACCAAATGTAAAATGGGGATTTAAAAAGTGGTGGAGATGACCGGACTCGAACCGGTGTCTTACGAAGTAACCATAATACCAGCTTTTCACACGTTTAGGATAAAGTTTAATCTTATTCACTTTCCAAAATAATTGGGGCCGAATGGTTAGTTCAGCG